AAAAATCTTGGTTTACCACTAAAATAATAATTTTGACGATGGGTTTCTCCTTTCATTAAATTATAGTTACGGAATATTTCAGATGAATATTGATACGTAATCGGTTTCTTGTCTGATGTTCCTTTCATTAATTCATACCATGGTTCATCATATACAGGTCGTTTATATTGAACTTCCATAACTTCCGTTTCACAGATATTGGTATCATCAGGAGATGATTTAAAGTTGAATAACGCTGCTGCTATTTTCGAAAATTTTTCTTTAAATGTACGAGGACTCATTCCTTTTAAATCATCAAATAATACGTAATGGTCATCTCCATAAACACCTACCTCAAATTCAGTGTCTTTATAATCCATGACTTTCATTATTTCGTATATGGCGTTAAAATTAGTAATACTATCAATTAAACTCGTTAGGAGAGAACCAGATGGAACTCCACCTACTCTTTATAATACTTGACTATTATCTATGATATACGTTCCATTCATAACTTGCTCTCGAACAAATTTAATCCAATTCTGGATATAATTATGTGTACTAACATCTTCATGATCAAATAAATAAGATATAGCTTGAAGTGCATTTTCAAATAAATACGAATTAACTCTTTGGTCATATTGAGACCAATCTCCAGAATAAATATATTTTCTTTTTTTCATATGATATCGTAAGTAATTCCATGACAACCCTGCTCGTCTTACTCCAAGCATTATAGGCGTATTACCAAATAAACATTCTTTATTATAAAATTTGATTCTACTCATAACTGGATACCAAACGGGGTGATTTATCCATTGTTCGATACCATCTGGTAAGGATATCACTCGACCAATTGGTTCATCGTGCCTAGCCTTGTTGACTGCCTTTTCCCAATTAATTATTTTAGGACGTGACGCCATTGTCCAATTTATTTTAGGTTGAAATCCACATTCTTGGGATGTCCAATTATTATATATCATCTCGTAAGCCCCAATCATGAGGGGTACACATTCCGATTTCTTTTGGAATCCAAGATTATTAAGTACATATCCTGGATTGGCATCCAAGTTGACTTCAATTGTTTTCATGACTTCACAAAGGGATTGAATTTTAATTTTTTTTAATTCTCCTGGATAGATTTTTTTTGCAAGCATCTTATAATCTAATTTAAACATACCATTTCTGGCTAGTTCTCTGGTGTCACTATCATTTGTATTATAACTTGTTAAATAACGTATTATGTCAACCTTAGAACCACCACATCTTATAAAGTTCATTGCTTCTTTTAATTTTTTTAAATTTCCACCACCAATTGCTGTCATGTTTTCTATAAAGAATTTATTCAATTTATAATTTTTTTTAGAATTTAAAATTGTAATACTATCGATGTCACGATTATGCACATCTTCAACAAAGAAAACACTACAACTACTTTTATTCTCTTGGGTTAAAAATGGTTTTAATTCGAAACTACTCATATTCAATAAGTTATTAAGTTCTTTTTTATTATTTAATTTGAATAAATCATGGCCGACGTTTTGGGAGTTCTTAGATAAATAGGATAGGGCTATATTAAGTTCATTCTCAATATCGCCGCCCATGCGATATTTCGAAATTAAAGGGCGTAAATCGCCATTAGTTGCTGTTAATTCCGCTAATAACCTTTTCAAGGCTTTCTGAATCAAGAAAGGAAAGGTTATGATCATTTATCATTTGTTGAATTTCTTCTTCTAATGCTTTCGAATCAGAAGGTTCAATTCCACTTAAATGAACTTTGGTGCAATATTGAACATACGAATCATCTTCTTTTGTTAATATCCATTGATTAATTTCGTTTTCGACGAGTCGGTTTCTATACATTTCATAGTCATCAAGATATTCGGATTTCCTAACTTTTTCATCTAATTTGGACCAGGTCATTTCTGCTTTCTTTGTAGCTTGTTTCCTTTGGATATCCATTAATTTATAAAATTCAATGCTTATCTTATTTTGAGCATAACATTTCTTTTCTAAAGCTTCTAATTGTTTTAACTTTTTTTTATAATCATAATTAATTTGATTCTTTAATTCTTGAATTTGTCTTTTCTCATTTTTAAACTTGGCTTTACCCTTATTTACGGCTTCTAAAATCACTCTTGCATGATTGATTTTATTAAAGTCTTCGGCATATCTTTTCTGTTTTTCTAACTTTGTCACTTCTGAATTAATCTCTGCTCTAATTTTTCTGTCATGAATAACGTTATAGATTCTCCAAGAAAATAAAATATCATTATTTTGGCATTCAGTTTTCTGTTTTTCACTATAATCTATTAAAACTTGCCTATAAATGTCATCCTCGTTATACCTATTAATTAAGTCTTGCATTTCGGTTTCAACCTTAGTTAAAGAGGTTTTAACAATGTAAGGATTAATTAATTTACACCATTTCGATTTATCATTAATCAAGTCCAGAATATCTAAGGATTTAACTTTATTTGACATTTCTATTTAGTGGAATTAAAGTGACCTTA